CCTATGTGATTGACACCGTTGGGGATGACGAGCTCAATACAAAGCAAAATATGTTTACTCATGAACAAATATGGGGGTGGAGTGCACCTTCTTATACGTATACTATGCCAGGGCAAAAGAATGAGCCCCTCTGTGAGTGTAAGGGACCTTGTTCTATACCCCTCTTGCGTTCTCCAACAGCGTCTGATGTTACCAGCGACAAAGTCCTTACAGGAAATTATGATTAAATACCTTCTACTACAACACCTTTTTTGCTATACCGTGAAGTATCAAACTTAATTACACTGGCCATTTTGGCCTGTATTAATAAACGGTACATACGAACATACACCTAAAAGAGGGAGACTGTAAAAATTGAAAAATAGAAAATCATGGTTTGAATGGCACACACCCTACAACTGATTATAATATGTCATCTGTTTTGAGCTCAATGATTTCGACTCTCTCTCTCGCCGATAAGGTCGCTTTGAATCAGCTGCTTGCTGATTCTATTGCCAAGGATATTTCTGGAACTCCTATCAAGCCAGTCTCCACGGAGACTAAGGCCAAAAAGAAGGATCCTAATGCCCCTAAGAAGGCTGCAGCACCTGGCGTAAAGGCTTGGAACGGATTTGTCAAGCACTGTAAGACTACTATGCCAGAGTTATTCACCTCTACTACAAAAGAGGCTGAGCGCCTTGCCATATGCGGTGGTATCAAGGAGAAGGACCTTCCTGCCTATCAGGCTTGGGTGGCAAACTTCTTAACAACACTGCCTGCTTCTACGGCCCCATCTGTGGTTACAACCCCCGCCGCATCTGATACGGAAGATGCAGCTGTTACAGAGGTCAAGGCTAGGAAGCCCAGGAAGGAAAAGACTCCCGAGCAAAAGGCAGCAGATGCTCAGAAGCGTAAGGAAAAGAAGCAAGCTTCTATCGTCGCCCCCATAGTCGTTGCTGATGCCGAGGAGGGTGATATGGTAAAGAAGACTATCAAGGGCAAACATTACCTAATGGACCCCACAAGTAAGAATCTATATTCTACAGACGAAAAGGGGCAATCCTTGGGAGACTATGTAGGTAAGTTCCGCCCTGGAGATGATGCTACCCCGATTGACTTTGACGCAGAAGAGTAAAGATATATATAACCTAAAAATATAAATACAAAAAAAACAAATAGAAGTACTTTTTCGTTTAAAGAAGAAATATACTCATTATATAGTATGTCAAATGTATCCGAACAAACATTAGAAAAGGCATTTAACGATATACTTCTCGATAGGGAAGCATATGAGAAGTTAGATAAGAACGATGTAACAGAATTGCGTAAGTGGATTGCTAAAGTAACAGAGTCTACGCTAGAAAATGTGCCTACAAACTCTGAGGAACTTGAGAAGTTACGTGAAACTGTTTTTACTGCCATGCATACTATGCTCGAAGATTTATCCAAGCTCTTGAATAAACTAAGACTAGATAACCTTAAAAGTGAATAATTACAGACTCAGCTGTCGAGAGGTATTCCCTCACAACTTTATTATCGAAAAATGAGTTCTCAAATCTTTAGCCGTTCGTTTCTTCAAGGTATTCCAGAACAGCATAAACAAAAACAGATAGATGAAATTATTCAAGAGTTTCTTTACAATTTACTGAATGCGGCAGCAGAGGGAAAAACCTCTTATATGTATGAGCTTATCCCAGAGAACGCCCATGGACGCAACCCGCCTGTAATCACGAATGACGACCTTGTTTCCGCTTTCCGGAAAAAATTTCCTGAATGCGAAGTTTCGTATCAAGAGACTTGGGTCGATATTAACTCAACGAACAGGGTCCTTGAAAGGGGTATTATGATTGACTGGTCTTAAACGCTCATCTAAAATCCACACCGCTCTAAAAAATTGAAACTTACAAGCTCACCTGTTGAGAGGTATTCCCTCACAACAAATGAACGCAAGTTTTCTAACTGGTCTCCCACCTAAGACAATGCAACTATATCGTCAGAATAATACCCCTCTTGTAGGAGGTATTATTTCAACAAATCTTCCAATGCGAACCCATTATAAAGGTTGCAAAGTGCCCCCCTATCCAATTGAGTCATCTCTCGCTGGTATTACAAGTGGTGAACCAGCGTCTGCGTCTGCTTCACTCCCTACCTACTGGCTACTTGTGAATAACATGAAGCGACAACACAAGTGGAGAAAGGTCTATATGAATGACGTATAGTCTGCGGAGGTTGGCTATACAGCTTCCTCAAGGGCCCTTCTCTGTGCATGCATAAAACATAAAGATAAAATACATAAAAACACATAAAGGTATAAGGACAATATCTCATATGGATAGCATCATAGGCTTTTTTTTATTCAGTTCCATGACAAATATACTTACATATATACCATGGACAGCTATTTTTTTATTAACGCGGTATATAGGTATACACATGTATGTCCTTAAAAAGAGAGAAGAATGTCAGCGAATACAAAAGAAGTTAATAGGGTATTGTAGCCATATTGCCGATGATGGAAAAGCATTTGGATATTCTGTAGGCAGATGGTATATTGCAAATATATCTACTAACAGTGGGCATAACTCAAGTGATGAGTATTCTATTTGGTTAGTTGCTACAAAAGCATCATATGACGCACTGACATCTGATACTGTTACGACTATAAAGACTGGTTCGGAATATGTAAGCGTTCCTACATCAGAGATAGTTTCTACAGAGTTTTATATAGCAACACGAGCTGGTTCTTTTTTCAATATTTACTATAAAAGTCGTAATATATCTATAAATATAAATCCTATAGGAGAACAAGCAATACTTATAGAAGATATAATCACTGAATATAAGAAGAAAAATCATATTGTTGTATTAATACATGGTTCTGTAGGAACAGGAAAGTCAATGCTTCCTGTTCTCCTAGCAAAAGAACTAAAAGGTGTATATTGTAATACAGCCAAATTCTGGGAACCAGGTGATACGATGGCAAATCTAGTATACGAACTAGAACCAACAGAAATACGTCCATTAATTCTTTCATTTGATGAAGTTGATAGTACACTACAGTTAATACATAACGGAATAGAAAGACATAAGACTATATCAATCGAAATACATAATAAACCTCAATGGAATACATTCTTAGATGAAATAGATAGAGGACTTTATCAACACGTCATACTTATCATGACAACAAATAAAACACCTGAGCAAATAGCTGAAGCAACCGACTCATCGTATCTACGCAAAGGACGAGTAAATATGATACGTGAAATGAATACACCGTTGTAAGATTATATAGATACGAAATATATAATTCATACCCACTTTAACATACACATAGAACCGATCTTATAACTCTAGAGCGTGAGACATATGGAATCGTATTATATACTATATCATATATATCGTCTGTATCCAAATGAACAGTTATTACTGGTATTTGATATGGTATATACTCCCTCTCACGAATAGTTTTAATTTCTGTTTCCATTTCTCTTGGATGCAAATATACTCCAAGTTCTATAACTATACTTTTTAATTTATCTTTCATAATATCTGCTATTTCACTCTCTGTCAAACTGAATACCTCTTGTCCTTTCACAGGAAATACATCCCTTTGTTCATATAGAATAGCAAGAGCATCCCCTGTAAGTATATCAAGTGACCTATTAAATTTAGAACATCTATCCATTCTATGTATACACGTCCATTTCATTTTAACCTATCGCTGTAATTAACTTTCATACTTCACGATACTAAAAATGAATTTTACGAGTGTATACAATGAATGTATACGATGACAAGTCCTATGGCAGCAGTATTTAAACGCGTATCTTCTTTCTTTACTCCACCTGTATCGTATACAGAACCCTTTACCCCTCCCATTCCTGTTCAATATATGAGCTTTGATTCTATATTAAAAGAATACCTTGATGCTGAACTTGATGCATATATGTCTTGTACACATAAATGTACAAGCTGTAAACAATGCTGGCCTTCTCATAAAAAAACAGCAATACGGCTTCTAAAACTTCACCCCCTTACATATAAGGCTCTAGAAGAATGATAGAATATCATCTATATTTTTTATAGAGTGTGCTGGTATGCTGGTGTACTGGTATGCTGGTGTACTGGTATGCTGGTATGCTGAAAATACCCTTATACTTTATGCCAATAATGGCCAGTTGTCCATTGTGCTCTCAACCGTTTCATAAATCAAATCACGAGTTGAAGATGTCAGCTTCTTTACAGGTAACATCACCGATGGATATCCAGGAATAAGAAGCTGAACTGCCTCAAATGGGATGCTATCAAGAGTAATTAAATGTAATGACCGACTCAGATGTTCAATAACATCATCTGATGTAAGCTTATCAAGTACCATCTTTGCCCCATTTGGTTCGGCGGTAGGGTCCATATAGGTATATTTAAATAGATTATCTCCCGTTCGTGTAAAGGTAATTGTATCATCCTCATTCTCCCTCGAATTTATATTGCGAATAATACGAATCTGCATTCTTGCCTCTTTCGACTTATTTGTGCGCACAGGAGAAGTAGATGCTGATGAAGATTCAGAACTAACTAGAGGTCTAGTTATCAGAGGAACAAGGCCTGGTAACAAATCAAGGTAATCAATCTCAAGTCCAGACAAATGAGTCTCAATAAATGCACGAGCAGTGATGCCACGTGGAGATCCTGGGAAATTAGGAAAACCTGTATCAAGCATTACCTCATCTGTGATACCGCGGAGAAATGTGCAGAATTGAAGGGAGTTCCATTGTGGCTTTCGCATAATACATTCATATAGAAACCACTTCATTCCCTCATCCTCCTCCGTAAAATTCAAGTACTTCTTGAACTGATTTGGTGTAAGATTTGCCTCCCTCACTCTCTCAAGATTCTCGAGAACAGTGTCTACAGGATATGGAATCGAATATGAGTTGTTCCAATTCTCTAAAAGCTCCTTCCAGTGAAATATAGTAGATGGCTCAGTGTTAGAATTCCAATAATTAGAGAACATTGTAATGTATGTGCCATCGTGTAGGTCACATGAAAAAATCAATTTTTAGACGGGAGCGTCAGCCCCTGATATTGAGTCAGAATCATGCGCAACCTTTATCTCAACTTGTTTAGGTATAATAGGTAAACGCTGCGCAGAACGAGGGACAGAAGATGATCTTTTCTCTATCTCCTCCAACCTTTCTGTAACAACCTTTAATCTCTTATCAAACTCTGTATCCATCTTCTTTTCTAAATCAGGTAATAATGCTTCATGCCATGTCTTTTTCTTTTGTTTCATAAATACAGCCGCATCCGCTACAAGTTGTTTAAGACGATTATCATTATTCTTATATATACGTGTATGCTCAACCCCATGTGCAATATCAGGTCTCTTTAAGACAGGTACATTCTCAAATTCATTCTCAAATTCAATGACAATATAATCTGGAATAGGAGGAGACTGTTCAATTAATCTATCTAGTTCAGCACGACACATTGTTAAAAAATCAGAACAATCAATACGTTCATTCGGATGAAGAGCAAGTTCTACTGCTATTTGCCGTTGAAATTTACCCCACGCAATCCCAGCAACACGATTTGATTCTGAACTCTGCGCATATCTGAAAAAATTACCCAATGTTGTGAGTATACCTGTAAAAATAGATACACTTCCAATACCTATTTGGGCATATTTCTGCGATGTCGGATTGTCACCTACTAAACTATTCATTACAAAACTTGCAGATCCAGTTAATGTTGATAATATGATTACAGGGACTGTCATCCACAAATTATTAAAATTCATCTTCTTCTCGCATTTATCATGCATCCATCTATAACATGCTGCTATATCCGCCCATCCAGCCATTAATTCTTCTTGCTCACGTGACCATCCATTATTTGGCCTTGGAGCCTTTGAACCAGATATATCTAGAAGCTTTTGGCCTAAATTATCGGGTGAGGGAGCCCTTGATACCGTAGGCGATGGTTTTGCTGAATTAGCTGGTGTTGTTATATGTACTCCTTCCATTCTATATATCACCCTCTTTTCTTCTAGGACGTGGTTTTGATTTTCCCTTTTTTTCCATTGTTAACTTCTTATAAAGTATATCCGCATCTTCAACAGTTAATTTACTTGTATCTATTGTTGATGGAACAGATAAGAACGTCCTTGTTTTTAATCCAGTTTTATACATATATGGTCCATATTGCCCAACAGCAAATGCATATGTACCTATTCGCTTTTCACCCGTCTCCTTCTTTGACTCAAACTTTTCTATTATTTTTTCCAACGTATCCCCTTCTACATAAGGGACTCGTTTACCAAGATGTTCTATATATAATCCATATGGACCCTTCTTCTTATATACTTTAGCACCTTTCCATTCACCAAGCACCGTTTCCTGTAAACCCTTTTCAATCCATTTTCTTGCTTCTTCTTCTGTTAGTTCACTAAAAGGAACATCAGGAAATGAATAAAATATCGCCTTTCCATCATTCTCTTGCACTAACAATGGGCCCTTCTTTGATAAAACAGCTTTCAATCCATTTGAAAACTCACGCACCTTTTCAGAATGAGAAGGCTTTGAAGATGTATCTTTCAAACGATGAAATGTATCTTTATAGGAATTCCATGTATCATTACATACAGACTTCCATTCACATATTCCTTCTGAAATATCATCTAGCCTTTTCTCCATTAAACATGTAAAGTCATACGCAAATAATTGCGGAAATTCGTTTATACAAAATTGAAGGACAGATTCACCTAATGGAGTAGAAACAATCTTTTGTGTCTCTTTACCTATAGTTGTTGTTTCCTTTACTTGCCTTGCAGGCCATTCATTCGGAGATAAGAGATACTTTACATTTGTTATTTGTATTCCAGGAATATCCTTCTTTTCTATATACCCTTTCTCAAATAATACTTCTACAAGAGATGCAAATGTAGATGGACGACCAATTCCTTTCTTTTCTAAATCCCTTATAAGGGTTGCCTCCATATATCGCGGAGAAGGCTTTGACCGTTTTGGATGTACTTCAATAGATGACCATTTTACTTTAGAACCCACTTGTATAAGTGGATACGATTCACCTTCTGTAACATCTTCCTCTTCATCTATTTTTACAGCATGCCCGAGAATTTGCCATCCATCGAAGAGTGTTTTACGATACGAAGCTGTCCATATAAACTTGTCATCGTCGTTATCAAGTGTAAGAGTTGTAGTATGTAATGTTCCCTTTGCGGGAGCCATTGTTGCTTGAATCGTACGTCGCCATATAAGAGAATATATCTTTTTATGTTTTGTTTCCCATTCATCTTCTTTTGGTAACTCTTCCATATCAATATGTGTAGGACGAATTGCTTCGTGCGCTCCATCTTTTAAGTGTGATAGGATAGAGCCTATATACTCTTTTCCATATTTTGCTTGAACCCATCTATGAGATGCTTCTACGGCTTCAGATGATAGAATATGTGAATCTGTTCGCATATAAGTAATATGACCTGCCTCATAGAGGGATTGAGCGATACGCATAACCTCTTTGGGAGGTAAATTATATAATGCAGATGCTTCTTGCTGTAAGGTGCTTGTGATAAAAGCCTTTGGAGCAGAGGCAGACCAGGGTTTCTCTGTAACAGATTGTATAGTTGCATCTTCACCCGAATGTATATTTTCCAAATAATTTAAAACAGATTCTTGTTCATCTAATTCCTCTTTCATAGTCACTTTACCAAGGGAATTGAAATGTCCAGATATAACCCATGTTCCATATGATGTATGTGTTTTAATCATTTTCTCTCTATCACATACGAGACGAAGAGCAGGTGTCTGACATCGACCTGCAGATAATTTAACAGCGACATACTTCCATAAAAGGGGAGATATAGTAAAACCAACCATCATATCTAAAACAGAACGTGCCTGTTGAGCAAGAACACGGTTCATGTCTATCCTCCTTGGATTTGCAATAGCTGACTTAACAGCCTTTTCTGTTATTTCATGAAACACAGCTCGTGGAAAGGAAAGTGGGTCTTGCTTTAATAAACAAGCAACACTATACGCAATTGCTTCTCCTTCTCTATCATCATCGGCGCATAAATATATTTTATTTGCTGATTTAGCTGTATCCAATAATTGTTTCATTACCTTTGATTTCTCTTTTATAAAGGTATAGGTAGGTTCAAAGTTTTTATCAATTCCTACAGCATCAATGGTTTCCTCTAATGCGCGTATATGACCAAATGTTGCTATAACACGCCACCCAGGTCCTAAGAAAGATGCTATCTTTTTACATTTAGATGGCGATTCCACTATTGCAAGATTATACGTCATTTACTATTATATATATAGCTTTGAAAGTTCATTTTTTGGGGTTAAGGATTTATAATATGTATATACATAGAATGCCAAAAAAGGGTGTGGTACACTCATCTGGTATTGATTATAATGCACATTCGAAATATAATTGGCTCTACCGACTGAGGGAATTAGAAAGTGATTCAGAGGATGATACTGCTTCTGCTGCTTCTGCTGCTTCTGCTCCTTCTGCTGCTTCTGCTGCTGCTACTGCTGCTGCTACTGCTACTGCTACTGCTACTGCTACTGCTACGCCAGAGGCATTTCGGGAATGGAATCAAAAAGGTATACCTAAAACACTTCCATATAATAAACATCCCGTTTCAAGGACTACTCTACAGGTTACACCCAAGGATGATACATGGACAAGTATCATAAAAACTAGTTCGCCTCCTACACTAAATTCTCCAGAAATTACATATAACGATACTATAGATAATGATGTATCCATGTGGTCTGAAAGAGTTGTATCAGCATTTGAAAAGGCATCTACCGTTCCTAAGAAATCTGAACTTTCAGAGGATTTTAAAGAAACCCTTGGAAAACTTTCTTTCTTTAGACGACCCTTAGTATCCAAAGAGTAAACCTGCCCTTCCACCATACACTCGTAGAACCCCATATGTTTCTGCCCAGATATATATGGTGTAACTTGGTATAGATGTCACACTGAATGTCCCTGACAATGGCTTAAATTCAAGAGCCAATTCTACCCTTTGTATTTTATCCATATTTGCATGACCTATTCCTTGAAACCCAAAGGGTATATTATAATAATATTTATTATGCCACGGTGTCTTTTTCTTTTCAAAACTTGGCAAAATACTTCTGAAATAGACAGGTGCATCAGACCCATATCGCAATAGTTTTCCTTCGTATATTAATACTATACTTTGAATAGGTTCAGATTCTTCTCCTGAATATGCTGGAACTAAACGTGTAAAAGAAAGTGGCCCCAATCCATTTGCATCAGGCCACCATATATCTGTCCCTTTGAATAATTCACGTGCTGCATGAAATGGTGCATTATATACATCAGCATCAGTTCTATGTGCCATACAATATATATCAGATGTTACATTTGGAATACGAAGGGGAATGCGAGCATTTGCTTGTCCATTTGTCATATGTGGCTGTATAGCATAATGCTGGGGAATTCGGTATTTAATATCACCTAAACGAAAACGATTCGCTTCTGGTTTATCTAAATATACATATTCAAGGAGTATATATGCAGATTGAATGTCTAATTTAGATGGCATTTTTCCTGTCAATGGAAACCCTGAAATATTAGTAAAGCTTGCCGATTCAATAGGTATATATAATCCATCTGAACCTTGTGATGGTTGAGTAACCGTTGGACTCACATGTTTATAGGAAACATATAAAGAATTTAAAGGAGCATAACTAATTGAAATTTGAACTGTATCAAGTCCTATAGCATCAATGGGTAATGCCATTTCTCGGTCCCGTGTAAACCAAAAAGGAAGAGGTGTAACCACCTTTTGATTTGTTTGAGAAAACCCATTTGAGTTATATGAAAATCCACTATCATGTCTACCCAACATACGATTCACAGTTGTTACTTTTTCAAGAGGTGTATTAAATTCATCCATCATTTCCATTAATCTTCCATCCAATGTATCCATTGGTGTTGCACCTATGGTAACTTGTGCCTGATTAATTAATGCATGTCCAATTGAATTTGTCCAACCAAAAAGAGGACCCCCTACTGTAGTTCCTACAGACGTAGCAACAGCAGCAGCATTTTTCTGTGCTGTACTTATATCAGGCATTAGCGTAACAAGATATGCTTTTGTAATTAAATGTCCTCTTCGTGGAATAGTTGCCTTTACCGTTTTTCCAAAAGAAGGTGTTCCATCAAATTGAACTACATACCACTCTGTTGTAAACCTTCCTGTCTTCATAAATGCCTTTGTAAAGACATTTATGTGTGGTTGTCCTTTGGGTGGTAACAATCTATCCTCTTGAAACCCTGAATATATCAATTGTAATAGGCTCGCCGCCGCCATCTGTGTTCTTTGTATGAAAAACTCTAAGCCCCTTAGTCAATATATATACGATTTGCCAACCCATGTTGAAATCGAAGCCATTCCAATCGTATCACATATACTACAACTTCCCAATCTTGTATATCTGTTCCACCCGGAGGTCGAACTGTTAAATTCAAACGAACCGATTGAAGACGTGATGCATTTGCCGTACCTGTCGGCTGATGCTTTCCTGGGTGTTTCGCAAATGAATATCCGTAAATATATTCATTATATGATGATATACCACCGGGATGGGCTAGAGAAATATGTTGGCGAAACCATTGCTCTTCTGCTTGTATAAGCTCTGTTGAATTCAAATATATACTGGCATCCACTAATAAGGGCTGCTTTGGATTATATACAGGGTCATATTCAAGATCCGTTACAGATGAATAGTTTGTTCTATCATTTTGTTGGGTGGATGCCTTTCTTCGTAAAAACCATATTATTTCTTCCATTGGATGATTTACTTCTAAGGGAAGCTGAACTTGTATAGTATCATTCGTTGATTTATTTGTAGTATATTTTAATGGTTCACTAAAAGGAAATGTTTGTAACGTTCGTATAAGTATCTCGAATGGATTTTTCAAAATAGATTGACGAATAAAACCATCCGTATGAGCAGAATATGTTATTAATTGAATACTCTTAAAAGGTGGTGGAGTAGACGATGCTATTCGAGTCACAGATGGTGGAGTAGACGATGTAAATGTAAATGTTTGCCCAAGAGGTGTAGGTGTTGCCTTTGGTATAGCTGCACCTATACGACGCACACACTCTTCAAATGGCCTTAAAGTAATATGAATACGAACATTCCCATTCTTAACAGCAAGCAAAGGAAATCCCTCTTCACGAGAAAGCCTTTGAAAAAAGAAAGGAAGGGGGATACATAAAATACCCGATTGTGTTGGAAATGGATTCTTTGCAAGATCTTGTGTATTTGCTCCCAATCCATCCGTTAAAATACCATACTGTGAGTTCAAATCCTGAAAAAGATGGGTATATACATGTATAAAATCACCGTCAATTGTTTCTAAGGTCTGCTCGTTTACTTCTAACTCTGCTTGTTGAACAATTACACTCCCTAACTCTTTTGCATAAGACCAAGGTGGAGAATATGTATACTGCCCACTCTGTAATCGAAGAATAGTTGTATCATCTAACCAATGGCGTAAATCAATTTGAATAGCTGTATTCAAAAGAATATCACCTGAACCATTTGATTTGACATCAAATGTGAATCTTTGCCCAAAAGATGTTGGTCCGCGAAAGGGTGTTTGCTGAACACACGTCGTAAATGGATGCACACGTGCGTCGGAGTCTTGTAACCACCATGTCTTATCGGCTGACAAAGGGAAATAATGATTATCTTGGAAATCACGAGGGGTTAACTCAAGTAAGGTTACTATATCTCCTGATGGACGTTGAAAACCATAGGTAGGAGGTTCCATTACTACCTATGGGGCGTGAAGTCTTTACGCTACCTTTTTATATTATGATGTAAGCCATTGGATACTCTCATGATGATAGCTACAAATATCATCTTCGTCTTCAAAGTTCTGATACTTTCGATGAAGCAATGTTTCATATTCATTCCTGTAAGTATTGAATAATTCTTCATATACGCTTGTATATATTTTTCTATAAAGCATCATATAGTAATCTATAAAGTCATCTATAGCAGTATCCTCTGTTTTCTCTAACGCACCTTTATGAGCAAAAGATGCTGCTTCCTCCTTTGCCTTCTTATGAGCATACGTTGTATGTACCCCTGTTCGCATTTCATGACATATCAGGCACTCTTTCCATACAGTTCCATCGTCATTTACACATTCAAGTCGCTCCATTGTAGGGGTTGATTGTACAAAGGTCTACGAATATCTTCAATTTTTATACACCCTTTTCTCAGAATTAAATATATCATTTGATTGTATTTTACAATCTATAACTAATTAAACGATAGCAGCTCGGCGCGACCTTTTCCATCCGTTTTATACGATGTCCATCCTTGTGTAAAGACTCGCAACTCTGTTTCATATGATTCACCGCCTAATAAATTAAATGTAAGAGTAGGTCTATCAGCTGTCGTCATATTAATTGTCCCATCCAAGGGAAATTCTTCCTTTGTCCCAAGTGACCAATTCATTGTATTTATTTCAAGCTGTGTATCAATACTCTCTTTGGCAAAATTTGTTATATCACGCCAAGTCAACGGGTCCCATGCAGATTCGCGTAGTTGGCCAGCAATATAGAGACTTGCTGTTGTATAATAAGAACCACCTGAATCTGGATTTAATTTCCATAAAAGATTTGCTTGAATATCTGTCTTACTTCGAAACATCCATAAAATACGTGATGTTGGATGACATCCATCCAATCTTAACTTTTTTAATCCACCGCTAATATAATCAGATGGATTTAATGTAAATATATTTTCATATAAATTAAAACAATGTGTTTCCGTTGGTCGTACTGTCAATGCGTCTTGAATTTCACGTGATACATAATACTGGATTGTTTCCATTGTTAATATTAAAGGTGACATGTTCGTTATAGGAAGTGCCAAAAAGGATTGGGTTGATATCGCTGTAGTAGATTGAAATGATTTTCCCCACGGATATGGACTTTGTCGTTTATCAGATGTTTCAATTAATTGTTCAATCTTACGTAACTTACATTTTACTGTATATGTATGAAGGCTTGCCGCTCGTATAGGAAATCCAACGCCGCCTTCATGACATCCTATAAAAGGAATATCAAGGCGAAGTTGACCTGGCATTGCGTTTTTTCCTATTTGCGCACTAGAACCATCATGCGATCCTGTTACAGATGCTATAAGGCGCTTAGACGCATAGGTTCCTTCTGTAGAATGAAGTGCCCATAATGCATCTCCGCTAAATTCTTGAAGGAGAATAGAATCCTGATATAATTGAATCCGCTCAAATAAAAAATATGCTATTCCATTCACATATCCATATGTTACGCCGGTTGAATCCTGTATTGTGGATGTTTTGAAAATACGCTGTATCGTCGTTGGAAACCAAGAAGGCAATTGAATAAGAAATGTAAATCTTTTTATAATATCACCGACAGGCTCTACGTCAAATTCAACAGTCCTTCCAAAGTCAACAGCTGTTTTAGGTTGTTTTATACGTCTCTCAAAAAGAGTCTGTTCTTCAGGTTCATATGCATTATCAAATACAAATACGCTTTTCGGAGAATCATTAAAGAAAAATGTATCTTTTTTGCCTCTGCATACTAGTTCATATAAAGAACCTTCTGTAGATGCATTAACATTCATCCCTCTGTTTGACTCCTATGCTTATTATTTAGGTTCCGGGAACTGCAGCTGCTCCACCTGGGATAACAGCATCAATTAATAAACGCGATATTCCCATAAGGATAAGAGAAGAATAAGATGTTTGTGTCTCTTTTATGAGTGTAACACCTACTTGACAAACAGGGCTGCCGGTTGTTATAAATCCCTTAAGAAATCCTAATACGCCATCTGGCACACATAAATAATCATATAACTTGACAGATCCATAATGAGCACCATATGTAATTAAACCTGATAAAAGAGTCTTTGCCACTGCTTCCATCTGTATACGGCCTTACAAAATAGGGCTAAACATATTATACTGCTAAAAAGAAAGAAAGTATGTGTGGGATTTTAGCATATATAACGAGAGATGACAAGGAAAAAATAGATGCTGTATGGAAATCCATATGGGAAAATGGCGGAAAATTATTAAGGGCGAGAGGACCCGAGTTCTACAAAATAGAACTTGTTGAAAATGGTGTATGGGTATTTACAAGACTTGCCATAAATGGGGTAAATCCTGAAGGAAATCAACCTTTTAGCTCACCATGTGATACAATGAAATGGATGTGTAATGGGGAAATATATAATTCAGTTGAGTTATCAAAGCGTTTACAAACGAAATCAAAGTCTGGCTCAGATTGTGAAGTTATTGGACCTATGTGGGAACATTGTAACGGGGATGCTGTAGCATTTGCTCGTTCCTTTGATGGAGTCTTTGCCCTTGTTTTATATGATAAGGAAAATGGAAATACAATTGTAGCACGTGACCCATACGGTGTGCGTCCTCTTTTTTGGGGAACAGATGAATCTGGCAACTATTTTTTTGGAAGTGAAAGAAAGGCGATTTCAAATATGGTTCAAAAGACATATGCATTTCCACCAGGTGAAGTATGGGTAATTTCTCCTTCCCTTCTCATTACAAAACAAAAGTATCATACTGTGCCAACGATGAAGTTAGATGTTCCTCAAATGGATTCTTTTCTTTTCAATTCTCTTCAATCGGCTGTTCTGAAACGACTCATGACAGAGCGACCTATCGCAGCATGTCTAAGCGGAGGACTTGATTCTTCCCTTATTTGTGCCCTCTTACAAAGAGAATTAAAATCATTAGGAAAACCTCCTTTGAAAACATTTAGTATCGGTATGAAAGGCGGCTCTGATTTAGAATACGCACGTATGGTTGCCGAATATATTGGTTCAGATCACACAGAAATTATTAAAACAGCTGATGAAATGTTTGATGCTATTCCACATGTAATTCGTGATATAGAATCATATGATATTACAACTGTAAGGGCTTCTGTTGGAAACTGGTTAATTGGAAAATATATCGCAGAACATACAAATTGTAAGGTAGTATTTAATGGAGATGGTTCTGATGAAGAGTGGGGCTCCTATGCATATTTAAATAAAGCACCATCGGATGAGGCATATGAAAGGGAATGTGAAAGACTCTTAGATGAAATTCATTTATATGATGTTCTTAGGTCTGATAGATGTATTAGTTCACATGGATTGGAACCTCGAACTCCCTTTTTAGACAAGGGGCTTGTAGCTACAACATTGTGCCTCCCTACAAGGGTAAGGAGACCTATTCCTGGTTCGGTGTGCGAGAAATGGTTCTTACGTAAGGCATGTGATAGATATCTTTTACCAAATGAAGTTCTTTGGAGGAAAAAAGAGGCATTTTCGGATGGAGTAAGCTCTACAGAGAAATCATGGTTTATGGAAATACAAGAACGTGTACATGTACCTGATACATGGGAATCAAACCCTTTTGGATGGACTCCTAGACCACCTACCCCCGAGGCATATTATTATCGCATGTTATTTGAAAATTACAAATATAAAGTGGGTGATCCATGGGCATATTGGATGCCTCGTTGGTCGCCTGAAACAAATGACCCAAGTGCTCGTACCCTTTCTCTATAAAATTGATATTCCTTACATGGTTATGGATATCACCCTTTACGATGTACCCTTGTATAGCACGACTACGAAACTCAGATAGAAACACTTTTATTGGGAATAGTATGTTACTTGTATATGCCATTAAAATATGTCCAAATACGTGTAATATAGAAGGTGGGATATGTAAACAGTGTTCAGCCCTTCCTATAGATGCAACACCCTCTGTAAAACTCATACATGGAAAACTAACAGAACCAATTCCAGACCAATCTCGTCTCTATGGGAGCTCATGGTTTTGGAAATCTGTAAAAAGATACGGTGATATTAAAGATACAAAATGGTTAGCAGAAGCTCTTGCAGTACAAAGATACGTAGAAGAAAGCTTACATGGGTATAAAGTAAAGAATCTTATCCCTCTTACATCTAAACCTGTTACCTCTACACCTGTTACCTCTACACCTGTTACCTCTACACCTGTTACCTCTACACCTGTTACCTCTACACCTGTTACCTCTACACATGTTCTTCCTATTGAAATATCAAATTCAAATATAAAGGTAAAGCCAAAAGCAAAAACAAAACCAACAAAACCAACAGAATCAATGACTATACCCATCCTCTCCTATCTTAGCCCCTGTATTGTTCGCTACATAGAAACAGATGCACCTATTGAAAAAATTCCTACTGATTCTTATAGACTTACCATAGAGGAAGTAGAAGGGCAGAAAAGGTATGTTTGTCAGAATGGAATGGTATTCTCCATAGAAAAAAATGAACCTGATGCCTTTCTTGGCTGGCTAAAAGAAGGTGTTCTTCACTCTACCGTGAAGTATCAAACTTAATTACACCGCACCTTTGAAGCATTACTAATATGTTTCATATATTTACAGAACTGCCGTTGCAATTAAATTAAATAATAAGGAGTATAGAAAATGGTCTAAACATTATTTGTATACATATACTAGAATGCAAATATTCATCAAGACACTCACTGGAAAGACTATAACTCTTGATGTAGAATCAAGTGATACGATTGAAGGCGTGAAGGCAAAGATTCAGGATAAGGAGGGAATCCCCCCCGACCAACAGCGACTCATTTTTGCTGGAAAACAGCTCGAAGATGGTCGTACATTAAGTGATTATAATATCCAGAAGGAGTCAACACTTCATTTAGTGCTTTGAACATTCTGGGCTTAAAGCGAAAGTAAACAAAATATATAGTGTTGACAAACACTCGTAGGTCTGATAGCTCAGTTGGTAGTAGCACTCGGCTGTTAACCGGGAAGTCGAGGGATCGAAACCCTCTCAGACCGCATTTTATTTGATATAGTAATATCAAATAAAACATTTAACCAAGAATCAATCTCCTTTTGGTCAATACGAATGTCCAACCTTTGTATTAAACTGATGAGCACATAAGAATGTAAATTGCATGTTTAGACCCGTGGATATTTCAAACCGGCACTTATTTAGACCAACATTCATTTAAAGTCGTCATGATACGGCAGTGGCATGGCTGGATCCGTATAATATGAATAGTGCATTCAATACTATTCCATTTACCCGTGTCCTTATTCTTGACCCTTAAACTAATAAGTGCCCGTTTAAAATGCCCGTGGGTCTAAATATTCACATCTATATCATATAGAATGGATTT